TACGCACGATCAAAACCAGCGCCCGGTTCATCCTTGAACTTTACCATAACCCAATAAGTGTTCATTTTAATTTCCTTTAATAAAAACACTACCAACCACACCACACAGAAAGATCCAGCCGATTGTTTGCCAAAACAGCGGACCCTTACCAACGAACCAATCTTTAAACTTAGTAAACATATTTTTCACGCCAATTGATAGGGTTGATTCCACTTGCCGATGTTGACATCAACATACCAGCCCACATTAAAGTAATCCGTTTGGATATCACTGTGGTCGTGATTTCCAGTGTTCATTACTGCGAATGCCTCAGTGAGGAACTGTTTGGCCTTGCCCGAGTAGTGACTACCATAGTGATAGGGGTTAACCTGTTCATACCCCGAAGTGTTGGGCGCGAACCCTCGACCGGCTTGATAAGGATCCTTGCTGCAAGTATCGTTACCGTTACCGATGAAATCGATAGCACCTGATTTTACATTCAACACCAGGGTAGAATGATTGCGGATCGCAAGAGTAGCCTTGACACCATATTTCTTACAGATCGCCTTGATCTTGGGGGCCAAAGATTGCTTGCTTGCTTGATTGATGTATGCCATTTCGTGCTCCGTTATCTAACTGTCTATAGATGTATTATACACCCAAATCCATTTAATGTCAAGTAAAATCGTATGCGATTTCGTTGCCGAAGCGTCCGCTCATCTGCACGCCACACAACACGAAATCGCGCAGTTTGGTAAGCAGGAGATTGGCCTGAGCATCACTAAGATCAAAAACATACAGTGACCCAAAGCTAAATTCTGCGTCCGTGCACGGGATAACTTGTTCGATCAGATCGTAGATTTTCTTTTCAAAAGACATTTCGTGCTCCGTCGTTTAACTGTCTATAGATGTATTATACACCCAAATCCATTTAATGTCAAGCGTTTTTTGTCAATTCCACGTGGAAAATTGTCCCACCTCGACTGTAACCACGATTGCAATCTTGCCAAGATTCACGGTGGGTGATCTTGATCAGACCAATCTTTTCCAACTTGAACATAGCATTGCGAGCACGGATACCATAACCTCCACCGGCACCTCGACCATAGCAGGTTTCAATATTGAAGAAACCACGCTTTGCAATTTCAGAGAGAATCATTTCTTCAGTCTTGGTCATTTCGTGCTCCGTTATCTAACTGTCTATAGATGTATTATACACCCAAATCCATTTAATGTCAACCTTTTACATCAAGTCAACTTGAATTTGTTTGCCGCGGACGGTAGTACTTAGGCCAGTTGGGACGGATTCTTTGAAAGTAGGTGCCAAAAAACGCTTGCGAACAAGTTCCATCAATGCATCCCAAGCCAATGTGCGGGCGTTGACAGTAGCAAATTGCTCGGACATTTGCTTGACAGTAAGATACACACCGATGTCGTTTTCACTACCATCGCCTTTGAAAATCACCCGAACTTTTTGAGAATTCTTCAAACCGTGAGCAAGTGTTTTTGTACGCATTTCGAGTCCTTTATCTAACTGTATAAAGATATTATAGCACAGGTGCCATTTATTGTCAACCTCGGCGTATTCTACTACTGTCAAATTTCTAGGTCTTGCCAAGGCTTGGTGCCAATGGTACGTGGTCCTCGTAGCTCAGAAGGATATCTGGCCACTCCATACTCCATAATCTCGGCTGACTCGGCAAACACGAATGGACGACCCTTAACCCTGCTCATAAACTCACCAGACTTGCCGAATAGCGCGCCGCCCTGTGGTACCTCATTGTGGTAGCCTGGATATCCCTCTGGGCAGTGATTGGTGCCAATCAAGGCACCGACATCGCCGGCCGCTCCATAGATGATAGAGTCTTGTTCGAACGCTTCACCTAGTGCTAGGAGTACCTGCTTTAGACTGCCCTTATCCTGTAGGTCTATCACTAGGAAACTGTTCTCTCCAACCTCGCGGGCATCTTGTGAACCGTAGTTTTCGATATAACTGCCCTTGATAGCGGTGACACCATATCCAGCAGACCTTAGTTTAGCTAAGAGGCTTTTGTTTCGCTGTTGATTTTGCTGATATGTGTAGGGTTCACCAGTGCCGCACTCTGGCGCATAACGGAACGCGGTGATGGTGCCGTAATCGTGCTTTTGGGTAGATCGATAGACTCTGCTAAGTCCAGATTCGTTTATAATTTCTTTTGCTATCATACTTATACTTATGCCTTAAGGGTGAATAATGGTATTGTCAACCTCGTCGCATAGTAGCTATGTCAATAATTTCCTCATCGGAAAAGACCGGAACTGCATTAGACTTGTGAAGTGTCGAAATTCCTCTCATTTTTGTCCCTGTGTAATACTGAGGGGGCTTGCTGCTAACAGGTCCAGTAACCCATAAATTAAGACTTTTATGCGGGGTGGTGGTATTGCTAGCAGTAACTACTGCTGGTTTAGCTTTAACCTGCTTTACCGGCTTGCTGAGTTTGGACCATTCAACATTCTTTTTCTGCCATTCCTCTTCTAATGCAATATGCTGGCGCTTGGCTTCCGCACTGGCGAATTTTACCTTACCTTTTTTCTTGCCCGTAGTGTTAAGCCAAGGCCCTTCAAGATGGAACGCCATTGTTAAGATGCTTGCAACATTGAGGCAGGGACACGCCAATTAGTCATCCCTGATCTGACAATGATGAACTTACGATTTACCTTTTCAACATTACCCATTACCGTTTGTCCGGTGCGGGTGCTAGTGAATTGAACCTTAGTGCCCACTGTCAGGGTGTACTTGTTTTTCTGTGCGATTTGACCACGAGCAAACTTGATGGCATCACCGATGCTAATCAGTTGGTCATTAGTAAAGTTACCAGAAAGAATAGCACGGTTGATTTCAGAAATGTCAGTCATAAAAATTCCTTTAGTTAACTGATTAAGACTCTATTATATACCCAAACTGATTTACTGTCAACCAGTATTTTCAGATGCGTTTTTGTGCTTGGGCCTACGTTGGTAGGAATCTTTACGCTTTACTGATTTAGGTTTGAAGGGAGAATCCTCAGCAAACAAAATATAATGTACCCGAGACTTAATCTGGGGAACTTTGAACGACAACACTTGCTTACTCATATTAAATCCCAAATTGATTAACAACTTAATACAGTATAGCACAACCTGTATTTATTGTCAAATAGTGATTGAAATTGCAGTTACTGATCGTGTAATAAAACTACGCCACGCCGCCGCTTCTAAATCATACACTGCTATGCTAGTTTCTGACTTTTTGCGGATAGGCTTATCTTCCGTTACTGGTAGTTTTGGAATCAAATTGGGCTGCAGGGTACACCGCATTACCCGCGTAGTCGCATCTTTCTTAGTGAAAGTTACAGTTACCTCAGAGATAGACAGCATCCCATTAAGCCATACTGAGAACTTCTCCCAATCCTCATCACTGAATTTAACAAGATTTTCCATACTATTCTTCTGCTAGTTCAGCTGGATCGGCTGTGGTGAAGAAAGTCTTAATCTTAGCTTCCTTGCTCCATGTTGATGCATACTTATTATCATTATCACATAGCGCCAGTGCTTGTTTTTTATCAACAACACGATGGCTAACAATGGTCTCACCCATGTGTTCTTGTGAAAATTCACCAGCTTCGTTCATAGTAACAGTGTCAAGGGCCCATTCTGCCTTACCAATTGGCACCTCAACCATGTACCGCATACGAAACATTGACACTGCTTCTACCAAAACCCATTCTGACTTCTTACTCATCACTCACCCTCTTTCTGATCTATAATATTTTTTAGAATAATTTCTACCATTTTGTTTAGCGTAACATCTCGCTTGTGTGCCTCTAGTGCCAACTGTAGTACCAAATCATCTTCCAAATCAAGCGGAACTTGAATACGCCTATCAAACGGCAAGTTATTAAAAATAGCCTGGGCTTTTTCTAGCCAATCTGATTCCAACTCCAAATCAAACCATGTAACATCATCCCACGCCTTGTATGGATCAACTTGTTTCTTATGACACTCACGCTTATACGCAGCTAGGTACTCAGGATTTATCCACCGATATGGCGCGGGCATATCTTCGGATTTAGGATAGACAACCGCTTCATAAATTTCTTGGGTTTTACCATCAAACACTACAGTTGAATCGGCAAACTCGGACTCGTAATCCATATGCCTACTATCGGCACCGTAGCAAGACCATTGATAATCACTGCCACCGGTGATCTTGTGGTCGAACGCAATATTAACTGTACTCAATAACATTTTTATACCTCAGTTTGTTGTTCATTCTCTACAAACCCTTCAGCGGGTGATTGCGCCCACAGAAAAGCTATTATTAATAATAGTATTATAACACAAATAGTAATCTTACGCAACATTTTGTTTTCCCGATCTATTTGAATGTGTTCAACTGCGGATCATATTCACGGATCAATTCTAGCTCGCGTTGATGCGCTTGAGCCTTGCCGCGAACAGTTGACAACGGGCCAAATACAAATGCTTCAGGACCATGCTTGCGCAATGACAAGCACAGGCTCCAATTTTTTGTCTCAGTCATCGCACGTTGCAAGTGTTTTTGCATACGGCGTGTCAGGGTTCGCTTGACAGAACCGCCAAAACTAAGCGCCGTCAAACCGATATAGGAGTCACCGGTCTCTACATTTGTGATGTAATAGATGACTTGATTTCGGTCAGAACGACGCTTGCGCGTGATTTTCGAGTTCATAAGTGTATTATATACCCAAATTGATTTATTGTCAACCTTTAAAACTGATTTTTATCCGGTATTTTTCCAAAATTTATGCCAATTTTCAGCCCAAACTAAATAGCACTATGCAATGGAATGTAGGGTTACAGGATTTCAAACAATGTTCACTAGAATTAGGCGCTAGTAACAATCATTTTACCACAGAATTATTAGATGTAGACTTTGAGAGGGGCCGCGATATTGCCGATATCTTCTATGATCACCTAGCTATTAGGCAAACCAAGTTTGTAGAGGTTCTATACAGCGGCGGGTTAGATAGTGAGCTAGTATTGCTTTCTTGTTTACGCAAAAAGATACCGGTT